AGGTAAGGAGTCATCTCCCGTTTAAACTTCCATCTCTTGCTCTTTATTCTTATTATTACCCTAGAAGTCGGATTTAAATAACTATCTATAAAGACTTAAGGCAGAAAAGAAACTAGACACCTCCTCGGGGAAGACCTACAGCCAGACCAGACGCACCACTCAGGGAGGTTTGACCCCAGACTAGTTAAAATCGTCGTATATATATACTATATAGTCACCCAAAATATTTCTGTTATATTCGCCCTATATACCTCTGAACAGGACTTTTATCGCCCAAAGGGCGAATATTAATATATTTTAAAAATACTTTATATAAATCTGTTCGGTTTTACGATTTGAACAGGTTTTCTTATATGTATAGATATTTATATATCTATAGGAGCGTCGCTCCGCCTCTTGCGGGCTACGCGACTTAATATAATATATATTAATATTATATATATATAGACCAAGGTGCCCATATTCTGACCGTTTATAGAGGGCCGTTTATAGTAGTTTTTAACGGGGGTATCTGGTGGGACGAAAAGCAGGAAAAGTAGACATCCCAAAGGGCGAGGCTATGGAGCGGGTGCTCCTTCAACTGAGCCAAGGTAGCACTATCAAGGGTGCTATGGAGTCGGTTAACCGCAATGAGGTTACCTTCCGCCAATGGACGATGGCTAGCCCTGACTTTAAGGAAAGAGCCGACAAGGCCCGCCTAGAGGGCAAAGGCGTTAAGGCCGACTTTAAGAATCTAAAAGATATTACCTTTGAGGAATTCTCTGAGCAGTTCCTAGACACCAAGTTATTCCCACATCAACTTGACTGGATTGACCTGATTGAAGGTCGTGAGCCCCGCTGGGTCCACCCTAGTATGATTTTTGAAAAGGGCGCTGATAACCGAGTTCTGATTAACGTTCCCCCTGAGCACGCTAAGTCCACGGTACTGACCATCAACTATGTCACCTACCGAATTGCTACTGACCCTAATATAAGAATTATTTTGGTCTCTAAGACCCAGGGTATGGCTCGTAAGTTCCTCTCAGCAATTAAGACAAGGTTAAGCCATCCTTCCTGGATTAAACTCCAGACTGCTTTTGGTCCTAATGGAGGTTATAAAGCGGACTCGCCTACGTGGTCCGCCGATATGATTTATCTAGGTACAGGTCGTGACTCTGGCGAGAAAGACCCTACGGTTCAAGCCCTAGGCTTTGGTAGCCAAATCTATGGCGCTCGCGCTGACCTGATTATCCTTGATGATGTCGTGATGAACTCAAATTCCCACGAGTGGGAGAAGCAAATTGAATGGCTTCAAAAAGAAGTCATCACGCGTTTGGGACGACACGGGCGACTATTAATCGTAGGAACCCGTGTTGCTCCTGTCGACTTATACAAACAGATAAGGGACGGCTCTAACTGGACTGGTGGGAAATCGCCTTTCACTTATTGCGCGATGCCAGCAGTCCTCGAGTTTGATGAGAAGCCAGAAAACTGGAAAACTCTATGGGCAAAAACTGACCGCCCTGAAGGTGGAGAAGATAGCCCTGATGCCGAAGGACTTTACCCAAAGTGGGATGGCCCCGCTCTCTTTACAAGAAGAAGCGAAGTTGCTCCCTCTATATGGGCTATGGTCTATCAGCAAGAGGATGTTACAGAGGACGCAATATTTCCGCCAGCAGCGGTTGCAGGATGCGTCAATGGTATGCGAAAGCGTGGCCCCCTTAAACCAGGCGCTGCAGGTCATCCACAACAAGTCGAGGGGTATACCGTTATAGGGCTAGACCCTGCTATGACTGGTAATACCGCAGCCGTTGTAACAACTTACAACAAGGCTGACGGAATGATTTATATTCTTGATTGTGTAAATATGACCGACCCTACTCCCGCAAAGATTCGTACTCTTATAGAAGATTGGGTACAAAGATACAAAGCACAAGAACTAAGGATTGAAATAAATGCCCATCAGAAAGCCTACGCACTCGACGACGAATTGCGCAACTGGCTCTCGATGTATGGCTGCCAACTCAACTCTCACTTTACTGGTAAAAATAAGTGGGATACTAACTTTGGTGTGGCTTCTATGTCAGGTCTTTTCGGCAGTCTTAGAGATGGAAGATTCCAAGATAATAATTTAATAGAACTACCTAGCAACGAAGGTAGCGAAGGTCTTAAGGCGCTAGTACAGCAATTGATTACTTGGAAGCCTGATACCAAAAACGCTACTGACTGTGTTATGGCTCTTTGGTTTGCCGTCATCCGCATACGTGAGATGATGCAACAAGGAACTTCTCAGCAACGCTGGGTGCATAATCGTTGGGCTACTAAGGCTCAAACTTACCGCAGAACAACAATTAATCTTGACGAAGCCTTTGCAGAGCAATGGCAAGATATATACGGATAGGAAACTATGACACTTTCAATCGAACAGGTAGCAGCGCGAGTCGAATCTCTTCGCTACCGCGCCTCAGATAGGGATGCTCGTAATCTAGACGTCCTTGCTGTTCGCAAAGGTCAAATTGCTAGCGTATATCCTGACTTCTTTCCAGATGGGGTAGATGCCAATGTCGTGGCAAATTTTGTTGATATTGTAGCGCGAGACCTTTCAGAGGTTATGGCACCACTACCAGCAGTTAACTGCAACGCGGCGAATTCAGTTTCTGACCGTGCTCGCAAGTTTGCTGATACACGCACTCGCATTGCCTCTAATTATTTTGCTCACTCAGATTTATCTGTACAAATGTATCAAGGTGCAGACTGGTACCTCACATATGGATTCCTCCCGTTCGTAATTGAACTGGATGAAGAAGCAAAACTGCCTCGCATACGCCTAGAAAACCCAATAGGGGCTTACCCTGAGTTTGACCGCTACGGACGTTGCGTTGCTTTTGCAAAACGTTACACGATGACATTGGGCGAACTTGTTTCCTTGTTCCCTGAATTTGAGTATGACTTGCTTGGCAAATTACGCTATGAGCAATCTTTAACTCAACAGGTTGAAATGATTCGCTACTATGACAAAGACCAGTCAGTAGTTTATTTACCAACAAAGAGTAACCTGGTTTTATCCCAGGCTAAAAATCCTTTGGGTAAAATGATGATTGTCTGCGCTCGTAAGCCATCTGTTGATGGCGAGATGCGTGGTCAGTTTGATGACATTATTGGTATTCAGTTGCTTCGCAACCGTTTTGCACTTCTTGCTATGGAGGCTGCAGAGAAATCTGTTCAGGCTCCTATTGTTCTTCCTTCCGACGTACAAGAACTTATGCTTGGTGGCGATGCGGTTATCCGCACAAACAACCCAGCGGGCGTTCGTCGCGTAGAACTAAACTTACCGCAAGGTGCATTCACAGAACAGACGCTTCTTAATCAAGAAATGCGTGTAGGTGCACGTTACCCTGAAGGACGTACGGGTAACATTGATGCATCTGTTGTCACAGGACAAGGTGTTCAGGCGCTTATGGGTGCCTTTGATACCCAAGTTAAGTCCGCTCAAGCAATCTTTGCTAGCGCACTTCGTGATGTTATTCAGATTTGTTTTGAAGTAGACGAAAACATATTCCCAGATGTTAAAACTATTCGTGGTGTTGATTCTGGTTCACCATATGAAATTACCTATAACCCTGTTAAGGACATTAAAGGCGATTACTCAGCCGATGTTCGTTATGGAATGCTTGCGGGTCTAAACCCAGCACAGGGTCTTATATTTATGCTACAGGCTCTAGGTGGAGGACTTATCTCCAAAGACCTAGCAATGCGTGAACTACCATTTACAGTTAACGTCACACAAGAACTTGAAAAGATTGAAGTTGAGAATATGCGTCAGGCTTTACTTGGTTCTCTAACTGCATATACTCAAGCAATTCCTGCTATGGCAACACAAGGCGGAGATGCTAGCGATGTAGTTCGTAAGATTGCTGCAGTAATTAGGGCTCGCCAAAAGGGTGTAGCCCTTGAGGATGCGATTGAAGAAACATTCGCACCTGCAGAGCAGGTTCCTTCTGCTGGGGCTGCCGAACAAATGGTTGAGCAACCGTCCCCTGCTCCCTTAGGCGCTCCAGTAGAAGGCGCTCTTCCTGGTGAAGCACCAGTAGAATTACCTCCTGCAGAAGCAGCACCAGATATCTTAAGTCTTCTTTCGAGTATTTCTGGGGCTGGTGAAGCCAACGCAAGTGTAAGAAGTATTCGCCGAAGATAATTTAGGAGGGGACAATGACAACGATTATCGGAATTGAGTATAACGACAAAAGCATACTAGTTGCTGACAGTCGTGTTATTGATGACTCTGGTCGGGTATACGCTCACAAAGTGATGAAGAAGATTGCTAAACGTGGCTCTGTACTTATTGCAGGAGCAGGAGAAGTTACTCCTTGCGATATAGCACAAAACATATGGGTTCCGCCACAGTTTACGGCGAAGGATAAAAAAGACCCATACCGCTATATGATAGTAAAGGCTATGCCTTCGCTACGCAAATGCTTAACTGACAACGGTTATACATTTGATGATGACAAGAAAGATGGAATGAGATTCCAGTTCTTGATGTCAGTAGGTGGGGAAATCTTTGATATCGATGAAGACTTATCGGTTATGAAGAGTGAAGATAATATTTATGCAATAGGCTCAGGTGGGCCTTATGCTTTAGGCGCACTTCACGCAGGAGCAGAGCCTATGCAGGCTATGGAGATTGCATCTAAAGTAAGTGCTTACTCATCACCTCCCTTTTATCAAGAAGTGCAAAGCAAATGAGTAAGTTTAATGATGCTATTAATAAAGCAATGAGAGTTCTTGCTGAAGAACTAGAAGATTCAGAGAGCCAAATCTGTACAGGATGGGTTCTAGTAAGCGAGTGGTCTGATTTTGAAGGCACTCGATATCTAATGACAGACGTAAGCGAGAATATGAATCCTTGGTTAGCCAAAGGAATGCTATTAAGCGCTGAAGAATATTCATATATACCAGAGGAGAAGTGATGGTTAGCGGAGGATATAGACCTGATGCATCACAAAATAACCCTATGAGCGTATCTGGTAATGGTGGCAATGGTCAATCAGGTAAATTTGTGGCTGAGAAAGTAGCAAAGGCTACTCAACTTCGTATGTCTGGACTTCCTCAAGGAGAAAACACTGCTATGGCAGAACAAATTCAACAAGGTGGAGGGGTAAAAACTACCGCCTCTGCTGCTAATCCAGCACCAAGAATGCCTAGAGGCGAAGGTCTTGCTGAAATACTTGGCGCTTTAGAACCACTTGACTCAGAGCCAGCAGAGTTTAGACCAATTTCAGATGGTGCTGATATTGGCGAAGGACGCGGAAGTGAAGTTCTTCCAAAAAGTTTAAATCCAGATATGCGTCAGATTGAAAATATCGAATTAATCAAGCGATATAGAAACGATTTAGTTAACGCAGCACGTATGCCAGGAGCGCCCGATTCTTATAAAAGAATGGTTAACGCCCTCCTACGGGAGATATTGTAATGAGATGGATGGAAAATACTTTTTTCGACCATCTTGACAAATTCGGCAACTCACTTGGTTACGAAAACTTTGCTATTGCTTTTACTTTGTCAATGATTCCTTGGGAAAGTCCAACTGATAGAGATGACTTTATTAGAGAGATTACTAATGAGGATGTTAAAGGTGGAGAACCTTCTACTTTTAATCCAGAATATTCGGGGTTCTAAATGTCTTTTTGGAGTGACTTTAGAAAATCCCTTACTGGCGACAAAGATTCAATGGAAAAAATTGTTGACAGACTTTCCCCTTGGAATATTGGCAAGAGGGCTGTGCAGCAAAACGTTAAAGATGCTTTAACTGCAACCAAGTTTGTCGCAGAAGCCATACCAGAACCAATTAAAAAAGGTTTAGGGGCTGCTGCTAGCCAAATTGGTAAAGGAATTACTGCTCCTTTTCAGGCTCTTAATACCCAAATTATGGGCGGTCCTAGTGGTGGCGTTCTTGCAGCGGGCGCAAAAATTGGTGTAGCACGTCAAGCAGCACAAGTATCACAAGGTCTTTCAAAGTCACAAGAAGCCAGCCTAAACTCTTTTCTTAAAGATGGTATGGCTGATTATGCAGTACAGACCGCAGCAGAAGCAGTCATTCCTTTTGACCCATTATTACAAGTTGCTATCAAACTTGAAGAAAATGTATTTAGTCCTTTAGTTAAGCGCCCAATCTCAACTGCAGCGCTTTTAACTGACCCAGAAAGTCCTTTATTTGAAGACGATGCCTATGGCAAAGGGATTCAGTTAGACGATATTCAAACTGCTTATAATCGAAGCAAGGATGTTTCTTTAGGTGTAGCCCTTACTAAGTCTTATTTAAACCCATTTCATATAACTGGCATATCTGATGTTATCCTTGAAGATGGCGGAATAGATATTGACCGTGTTAATTTATGGAATGATGAAGACATTCAGGCTAACTTTGTGGATAACACAACGGGCCGTTGGCTTACTGGTTTTACAGACGCTATAGTTGGTAACGTAGCAATATTTGGTGCGGTATCTGGTGGTGTATCTGCTGTTAAGGCTGCTGCAAGAGCCTCGGGCCTAAGTAATAAACTTAATGTTTATGATGTAAACGCTATGGCTAAGTTAGAGAAACTAGCAGATGACCAAATTTCAGGCAGAGAAACAACTGTATTTGGTACTGATATAGTTAACCTTGCTAATACAAAAGACATTGTTCTTATTAACAAGATTTTAAAGCCTCATACTAATAACCCTCGCATAGCAACTTTGATTAAAGAAACCGAAGACCCTAACTTTGTTCGTGACTTAATCCTTGCTGATAAGGGATATGCTCCAGCCATAGAACGCTTAATGCAGGCTCAAAAGGCTGATGATTTATGGTATCTATCAGATGCAGCAGCAGAAATATCTTCAGACTTTATGAAGAATGGTGCATATCGTTCTTATAATAATCAAGCGCGAGAGCGCTGGAGTCAAGCATTCGATGATGCGATTGCTAAGAACCCAGAGGCCGAGCGTATTTTTAATGCCTTTATGCGTGATGAGTTCGATGTTCAGACAGGTACATTTTTACCTCAACCGCGTGTACTTGGTGAAGCCTATAAACCAATTGAACCAGTAATTCCATTTACTCAAATTCCATTTGCTCGTGGGGCTGTATCTAAAGTCCGCACAAGGAAGCAAGAGTTGGCAGCAGCAACTACAGTTCGTGACTATAGCAACGTTGGCGGAGTAACACAGATTCTTATTGGAAGCGGTAAGCGCGGTGGCGCTGCTACTGCTTTAGTACAATTTACTGGCGGTAAACTTCCTCGTGGATTTATATCTCACTCAGGTTTAAGACCTGGTGATACCTTAGAAGAGTTAAATGCTTGGTTGGATGATATTCCATTATTTGCTCAAGGAACCAGAACAGTACAACTTAAAGATGGTTCAGTAATTCCTTCGTCAGAGTATCGCAGAAATCTTACCGAAAGAGTTTTAGCAGCAAAGACTGACGGTCAACGAGAAGTTCTTTTTCAGGAAATAAACAAAGAAGTAGCAGTTGATGTTTTGGCAACTATGGGTCTTAGCCGTAATCAGGCTCAAGCATTCATTAATGAGTTTTCAGAAAACCTTACTAAGTATCATTCTGACTTAAAACGCGATTCTTTTGCTATGGACCCAAGCGGTGTTAGAGCAGTGATTGACCCACAGACTCAACGCCAACTAGCCAGTTCTACTCCACTCATACCAGTCGGTAAAATTGTTCGTGAGGCAGGCGGTGTAGATGGTGCTTTAAATCCAACTAAGATGACCTTTACTTCTGCTGGTCGTTTTCTTTTTGAAGGTGGCAATAGGTTATTCTCGTTGGCTCAATTGGTTCGTCCAGCATATATTCCTAAAAACTCTATCTTTGAGCCAATGAACGCAGCAATTATGTCTCAAGGTTCTAAATTTGTTGCCGACAGTGCACAGACTTTTACTAGAAATACTCTCTTTAATAATAGACAAAGATTTAATCAGTTGGTCAATAAAGCCAATATTAAAAGTAAACAACGCCGAGAGGCTATCAAAGAAGAATACGGTCTATTAACAGACCAGTATGACAAGGCTGTAGATATAGTTGATAATGCTGTAGCCGAATGGGTCGAGTTCTTTGTTGCACCAAATGCCCGTTCTCCTATGACCAAGGCTGATAATGCTGCTCAAGTAGCAGATGACCTTAAAGCAGCCGAGCGATTGATTAACAATCTAGAAACAAGAATGCGTGATAGGGCTAGGGAGTTTGGATTACAAAGAGAAGAAGTCCCAACTCTTTATGGTTTAATTCGACGAGTTCAATATCTTAAGACATTAAAAGACCCAAAGATTGCAGGAGAAATCCGCGCTGCGGAGTTGGCTATTACAAAGGCTGCAGGAGATATTAATACTCTTGCCCCTGACCTTAATACAGTAAATGCTACAGTTAAAAGCGCTTATGACGATATCGATGCACTACTGGTTTCTATGGGCCCGACCCGTAAAGAACTTGCTGATGAGTTTTCTGTTGTAGATAATGCTCGGATTCGTAAACGCGGACGTCAAGAAGAAGAAGGTTATGTCTTAAGTAATGGACAAACTGTTATGCTTCCTCGTCTTGAAAGTCAAAATCATTTAGGTTCTGCTTATAAGGCTGAAATATCTAACCGCAATACACGCGAGATAGAAATTCTTGGCGATAAACAATTTGCTGCTCGTAGTAAAATGTTAGGTCGTCGTACAGCAGGTAATATTACTGATGTTACTAACCCATTATATTTTGACGAACTTGCTTATACTGTCAATAACTATATGCGTGGAGACCCATTAGTTGACCAGATTCTTGCTGGTCGTTCTCGTGATGAAATTATTCAGACTTGGGGCCTAAAGCGTCCAGGACGTTCTTATGCAGATGAATTTGGTCGTGACCCTTCGGAAATCATAGATATAATTGATGACCAGATTTCATATGTCAATCGTTATCTACCGACTTTAGAGGCAAGAGCCGCTGCTCTTCAAGGTGAGGTTCGTGGAAATCAGTTAGCCCAACTATTGGGCGACAAGTTAGATAGACTGACTCCTATTAATCCACTTGAGAACAAGTACGCAACACCTCTTATGCAATCTAAGAGTTTCCTAGATGGGTTCGACAGACTTACAGGAAAAGCCTGGGCAGGTCTTGCTGCTCCTGAAAATATTATTCGTTGGGCTTGGGGTAGCGTAGAACTTAAAACACGTACTGCCCAAAAATTAGAATTACTAGCATCTCAAGGCTATGAAATTACAACGGGAACTGTTAACTCAGTTCGTCAAGCAGCAGCAATTGAGATGGTTAGAGAAGCAGAAAAAACATTCTATTCGGTACGTCGTCAGAATAGAGCATTGTTTGCTGCTCGTACTGTTCTTGCTTTCCCTAACGCATCTGCTAGCGGTATATATCGTTATACTCGCTTTGCTGCTAAATCGCCTCAGCGTATGTCTGGGTTTCTTAACTCTTACTATGGAGTTTATAACTCCTTCGGTGTAGATAAATATGGAAATCCAGTTGAAGATGTTTTAGATGCAGAATATTTATTGGTTCCTGGAACTAAAGAACTTGGCCTAAAAGATGGCCGAGGGATAATGGTTGGAACTAGGGCTATAAACTTCCTTGCTAACTTTGCTGGTCCTTCATATATTGTTCCTGCTGCTTTAGGTCAAGTATTGGCCTTAAAGCCTGGAAACGATAAGATTATTAAGCAAGCAATTGAAGATACATTTGGTCAATTACCTGGTTATTCTTACGAAGAGTTATTCCCATATGGTCTTGAAACAGATTTAGGTAAGGCTGCAGGACAGGTATTTACCCCTGCTTGGGCCCGAAACCTTGCACTATGGGCAAACGGAGATGACTCAAAGAAAGAATGGGTTGACTCTTATACCTCTGAGTGGAATTACCAAATGGCTTTATATGATATGGGAATTGGTAAAAAACCTACAGACAAATCAGTAACTAAAGCAGCAAGAGCAAAATTTGGTGAAAAGTTTCTTTGGCAGTTTGCTTCTATTCTTGGAACTCCAGCAATAGTAGATTCTCGTCCTGACAGTATCTTCTCAACATACTTTAGAAATGCTGTTGATAAGTA